GCATTTCATATACTTTATTTTTCATTTTGAAATCTTCTTGCGTCGCATTGTCCCGCACGTTATCCAGTTGTGGCAGTTGTTCTGCTGTATTTTCTGGCATTTCTTAAACCACCTTTACTTTAGTTTCAAAATAGGGGGCTTACTGCCGTAAGCCCCACAGTATAACAGTTCCCAGTTTCCAGTTATTCCACAAAAGCGGAACGGAACGACACATGGCTGCGGACGATAGAACGAGGGTAGCCCAAGTACAGCGCACCAGCACCACCACTGGAAGTGTCGCTGAAACCCGAACCCCGTAAAGGCAGTCTTTCGCCGTTGTTTCTTGCCCAAAATCTACCCGGTGTTGTCTGCGCACTGTCCGGGAATAACCCTGCTGCAATTAAAATCTGTGGAATACTTACGCCGCTTACTGCCTTTACGTCCTTGAAAGGCTGGCTTGTATCGTTGCTGTCGGTTGTCTGTGTTGTAACTGACGTGTTAATGCGCAGTGTTGCGTCACTGGCGCTGGTTCTATCAATCTTTAATGTTCCAACCGTTCCCGGTGCAACAAGTGTGCCGTCCGGCTTAATTGCTTTCCACTCTGTACTATTTGCACCCATGTTGCAATCAGACTTCATGGCGTTTCCGTATGGTATAATCTGGATTTCACCATCTACGCAGCGCAGACCAGATACCCACTCCCAGCAGTTGCCGCAAAGGTCAGCAATTCCAGCCGGGCTGCCGTCGTGGTTCCAAGTTACCGGACCAGAACCAGTTGCAGTTCTGCTACCGCCGTGTGAACCGTCAATGTATGTGTTGATACCCTTTTCATATCCCTTTTCATAGCTTCTGTCCCAGTTTGTGTTCCCACGGGGCGTGAAGCCGTTTTTCATACACCAAAGGTTGATTGCAGCAAATACGCCGTTCTGGTTAAGGTGCCAGCCCTCACCCTTTCTGCGGCATACTGCAAGCGCTGTGTCAAAGTCAATGTATGCTTTAGGGTCTTTCATTGGCAGTGAGTATGCACGGTCGTTGACCACGACGTTAATATACTTCGATACCCAGATAACTTCTTTTTCTACTCCGTCCACAATCCACCACGGCAATGTTTCCTGTGTTCCTCCGGTGATAATGTCGGAATACTTCATTTTTGGAATACCCACCATAATTGACGGCATACCCAAATCATCAAACTTTACTGCATTGTTGCCCCCAAAGGAAGCAACCGCCATTGCTAAATCATCAAAATTAGACATAATTCTTTATACCTCCAATCCCCAAAGAATAAGTGTGCAAAGTGACATATCAAATGGGATAGGCACTGGAATTTCTTTCGGTTCTCCGTTTTCGTCCTCTCCGTCTTCGATAACATCATAGCGTCTGGCAGGAATGACAATCTGCGCAGCGTACTTCTGCGCACGTCCTCCGGTGCCAATCACCACGCCGTCTTCTTCGTCAATACAAATGTCCAGTGACACTTCAAAATCTCTTTCACGGCTGGCAAGATTGATTGTTAATTCATCATCACCGAACGTGATTTTTTTACCGCCAGACAGTGCATATTCAATATGTGTGCCCGGTGTTTTTTCAACTACATTGATTTTATTAGTAGCCATAATACTTTCTACCTCCATTCTGGTTTCTTACTACCTCGCTGCTTCTGGCTGTGATAACCTCCGCTGCTTCTCTCTGTGCTGCTGTCCCGCTGCCCTGCACGCCAAAAGAACGCATAACCGCTTCTTCGTGCTGTCTGCGTTCCTCTGTCTTAATAATCACACCTGCTGCCATTAGTAAAACCCACCTTTCACATAAACTTTTACGGTCACGCTTTTTGCGCTTCCAGTGTGTGCCATCTTAAAACCATTCAGTAACTTGTCTGTAATAACAATGTCACCCGGAAAACCGCCCGTGTAGTCCACTATTTCTGTTTCCACGGTGTAGTCCATGTGGTTTCTTTCAGTCTTCAGCGCAACTGACTGTGTAGAATTGTTGAACGGGTACTGCTGCGTATTCTTCAAAGTCACCGTTGCTGTTTCTCCTTGCGAGTCAGCTATTGCCTGCTGGTGGTGGATTGTAGAAAGTGCCATAAGCGCTGCCGTTTCTGTTGCATTGGAAATACCGTTTTCCATGTGGTTGAAGTTGGTTGCGTTCTGCGGTGTTCCCTGCTGAATGATTTCCCCCTCAACTGGTGTGTGCGTGATAGTTCCATCATCATTTCTGCTTTCCGTGTAGCGGTCTTCAAACTCTGTTACATGGTCTTGCCATAACTTCTGTTCGTACATCTGTTACACCTCCTTTTCTGTAAAATCAAAAGTAAATCGGTACAAAACGCCCTCTTGTACATTGTTAAGCGGAATATTTACCGCCTTGTCAGCCCACAACTTATTGTTTTTGTTGTAAAGCTGCACCCTCTGCACTGTGGCTTTTCCGCTTACCTGCGGGGTAATCTGTACATATACAGCAACCCTGCCGTCTTTCAGACGTTCCCGGCGGTGTATCACCTTTTTTTCAGAAACGCCGTTGACGGTTACTTTTGCATAGGCAATGATATTATCAATGAAATCTTTGAAATCATTGATTGCGTCTGTTGTCAACATGGCTTTTCACCTCCTTTATAGCTTCCTGTGGCTTCCGCACGGCTTGACGCCGTATGAAAACCCCATTGCCTGCGTGCTTGTCCCTACGGCGCCGCCCTGTGTCCGCTGCACCGTGCTTCTTTCCGGGACGGTTCCTGCTGCCGGAACTGTGAAGCGGTGTGCTTCCATTCTGTCACTTGCCGTGACTGTGACGCCGCTTGTCTGCCCTCTGGTGTTCCTCTGTGGCTGCTCTCCGGCTTTTATCCGTCCTGCTGGTGTATTTGTATAGCCAAACGTATTCAACGCCGTGTCTGCGTCGATATGCGCCGCCTGCTGTGAAAATACCGTGTTTCTGTATGGCTTTGTGCCTGTTGCTGGTGCCGTGAATATGAAGCCTGCTGCTTCCGTTCCCACAATATATGTTGCAGCGCCTATCCCGGCTTTTGTGTTTCTCTGTGGGTATGTTCCGGCGTTAAGTCTTCCGGTCAGCGGTGTTTTGTATCTGAAATACTCCCCGTGGGTGTATATGACGCCGTGGACCTGTCCTTGATAGGTCAATTCGTCCATGTGTGCAGATAATCTTTTATACATTTTCACTGCCCGGATAATAGCTGCGTAGTCTGCCGTTATTCTCTGGTTGGTCACGTCAAGCACAATATGAAAGTGTCCGGGTTCTCCCTCATACTGGAACCACTCTTCCACTTCACTTTCTGGAAATAAGCTGCCCAGCGCTGTTTCAATGGCATATTTTGTGCCCATTTTCTTATGAACCTTGACGCTGTTTTTCACTAAATCCCGTTTTGCTTCCAGTGGGTAATTGTAGTCGTACCAGTCAACGTGCAGGTCGTACGCCAGAATGTCCACCAGTTCTTCTGGTAATTCATCAAATCTGGAATATATCAGCACATTGTCAATTATCCCGGAAGTGTCCAGCAGTGTTGCTGCTGTGGCGTTTGCCAGTGCAACCATTTTGGGGTCTTTCTTTAGCGCTTCCGGCAGGCACTCTGAATAATCGGCATTGTAAATTGTTTTAGACATTTTCAATACCTCCATTCAGAACGCTTTTGTTTCCCAGCTTTGCAACCTTTATATCATCAACAACCGTGAATACTGGCTTTCTGACTTCAACACGTTTCGCGCCTGCTTCCATCAGCTTTGCTGTTAGGTATGACGGGTTAATATCCCGCCCCATTTTGCTTGTCTGCCATGTCACGTACTCTTCTACTGCCTGCGTTGCCGCTGCCGCAATAACTGTGGCGCTGGCTGCGTCTGGCTGTGGAATATAAAAAGTCACATCAATGTCAAATGCTACCGTTTCCGGTGCAGATACCGTCACTTTGTCTGTAAGTGGTCTAATGTCAGAAGCGTTCAAGGCGTCTTCAATCTCTTTCAGTACCCCGGACGTTGCCTGCTGTCCATTCTGCAAAAGCACCCGGACGTCTACAACGCAAGGTTCTGGGCTTGTCACTGCCACGTCTGCCACGGCTGGTGATACGCTCTTTGTCCAGTATATGTACCCGTTAATAGGACCCGCCGTGCTGAAACTCTCCATGCTCTCACGCATACGCTCATAATAACTGGCGTCGTCCTCTTCTTCTGCGCCGCCGCTGGTCGCCGTGATGTTCTCTGCTTTCTGGTAGTAGTCGTATAGGTCAACCAGTTCTTTTACCTGCCCCGCTGCCAGATTATTTCCGACGTCGCCCGCTGTGGTGCAAATTCCCTCAACGTCCCCGTATGTCTGCCCGGCTTTTATTTCCAGAATTTCTTTTGTTTCAAATAAAATGGCACCATCAAAAGAAATTCTGGTGCCCGCAGGAATAATCACTGATTGTTTCTGTGCTTCTGAAATATAAAAACGGAACATTGCAGACGCCGGACTTGCTGGCAATCTTTCCAAATCTTTGAACAATTCTGCCAAGCTGTCCAAGTATTCACCGTCTGCATAACGTGGCACGTTCTTTTTTGCTGTTTCATTGATAATGACACGCTGTTGCACAATGATATTTGCAACCCATGCAATAAAAAGTCTTTCCGGTGACGCTGGGTACACCTTGTAGCGTTCACGTCCCGGCACCCGCTGCACCATATTTTCATACAGTGCAATTAGATTGCTTTCTATCGTTTCTGTGTCGGTTTCCACAAAGTCAATGTCTGGGTATTTTCTGTCACTCATTGTCTGTTTCCACCTCCTCCAAATAAATAATAGGTATTGTGCGCCCTGTGGCTGCGTCGTGTTCAAATGCAATGTCTGCAACCTGCGCCCGTGGTTCAAATTCTTCTATCTGGTCGTACAGATAGCCCACCAGTATATTTTCAACTACTGGTTGCGGTCTTCCGTATAGGCTGCCGGGTAATCCAAAATCACGGAACATAGGGCAGGACCCCTGCACCGTGTCCAGAATAACCGCAATATTTTGTATGACTGCTTGATGGTCATTTGCTGGTGCAAGGTCAATTTCTGTCAATAGTGACCCGTCGCCCCTTATCACGTCCATGCTTTATCACCTCTTTGGATATTCTTTCAATGTCACGTCTGCTGTTGCAGCCCAGCAGTTGCCTTTGTTGTCATAGCGTTTCAATGTGCTGCTAACGCCTGTTATTACCCACTTATAAGAACCGTATTTCTTGCCGCCTAAAACCAGCGTTGAAATATTGCCCTTATTGCACATTTTGTTTAATTTCTTAATTTCATTCAGTGGGTTTGTTCCATGAAATACACTGAACGTCATTTTGAAACTGATTGTTCCGGGTTCCGGTCCCAAAAACTCCAATACGTCACGCTTAATGTGTCTGTCATGCGTTGCGTACTTTGCAGACACTTTCCAGCTTAATTCATCAAAGGTGCGCACGGTATTTTCTGAAACTGAAAAAACTAGACTTCCCAGACTTCCTATTTTCGCCATGCTCTACACCTCCCCGATTATGAAGCCGTCCCCGTCGCCATCTGGAACCATTATGCAAAGCACCATATCATTGACGCCCGGCGTCCACTCTGTCACAAATGCTTCATGGCTGTGGCTTACTTCCTTTAACATTTGCCCGTTGTAGTCATATTTCAGCGTTGTTTTTGCCGTCTGTCCCTCTGCGCCGCTTTCCATTGCTGGCACAACATACACGGGACGTTTTATAATTCTTAAATCACCGGAAGTTATACCGCCTTTGTCCTTGAATTTCACACGGGCTGTCATTTTGCTGGCGTTCACACTCTGCACGGTGCCAAGCCGTACTATGTTTTTTAATTCTGTCATATCTGCCATTAGTAGCCCTCCAATACCTGTTGCAATTCAATCTGTGTTGTATATCCTCCCGTTAATTTGTGGGTTGCTTTTGTAATCTTGTACTTTCTGTCAAACTTCTGGAAGCCCTTTAATTTGACTGTGGCACCTGCCACCAGCTGCACATCACCAAGCATTGTGAAACTTGCTGTAAACTGCTGTGTGTTCTTTTCACGCAGTCGTTTTTTTGCCAGTTCGTATGCTTCATTTGTGCTTCTGACCTTTTCGTTGACTTCAAGTGTTTGCCCGGTTCCCTCTGTGCTGTCTGCCGTGTATGTGCTTTCAATCGTTTCTTTGCTGTCCGGGTCCGTATACGAAACATGGCAGCTGGTGTATGCTGTATCATGCAGGCTGGTTCCCAGCTTGTATGAAATATAATCACCGCTGCCATATTTTATGGTTTTTATAGGTGGCTTGCTGTCATACTCTGCGGCGTCATAGATAACCACATTCATTGTGGTTACTTTCAGCGCAAGCCCTGCCGCTTTACATAATTTCTGCAAAAACACAATGTCCGACGTCTGTACCTGCTCTTTTCTTTTGTACTTTGGTATATTGTCCGCAATGTACATCAGTTTCAAGTTGCTTTCAGACGCTATCTGCTCTGCAATCACTTTCAAATTGGTGTTTTCCCACGCCTTTGATTTTCTTTCTACTCTCATTTTGGAAGTATAAGGAATTGACGTGCCCTTTAGTGTGATTTTTGTTGGCGGTCCGCTGGCATCTACGCTGTCCAGTTCAAATGTCCCACAGTCCAGCACGGCGTCTTTGCCGTTATCATGCCAGTTCTTCTGGACTATTGTTGCTGTTATCAATTTAGGGTCAGACACTTTCTTTGTTGTTTCTTTCGTTTCTGTGACCGTCTGTGTTGTTGTACCGCCCGTTGTGATTTTGAAAACCTGCCCCGGATATATTAAGTTAGGGTTTTTAATATTGTTTTCAGAAGCAATCTGCGGGTATTTTGTACCGCTTCCCAGATACTTTTTGGCAATAGCCCAAAGCGTATCACCTTTTTTGACCACATAATTGACAACGCTTGCAGCTTCAACCTGCTTTTGCACCGTCGTTGTGGTCTTAATGAAAGTCGGCTTTACTTCCAGCCAGCTTCCCAGCCACTTTCTTTCTCTATCATCAAACGCAAGCTGCAAATCGTCTGCGTTGTCTTCGTCTTCATCAGTGAAAGTAAGGCTGCTTAAATATTTATTTATATCTGCCGGGACTTTTACGTTTTGAAATTTCAACCGCAGTTCCACCCGGCGTGCCATGTCTTTTGCGCTCATTCTACGTCAGCAGCCCCCTTTTCCACGGTGGCAGTTCCAGGTCTTCTTCGTCTTCCACTTCCGGGATTGTTAATACAACCCCGGCAGGGAAAACGTAGGTGCTGGCGTACTTGACATTGGCTTTCATCAGCTTATCTGTATGCAGGACACTTCCCATTTGTTCAAATGCTATCTTGTCCCACATATCCCCAGATATTGTTGTGTAGCTTTTAGTCATATTTCTGCCGCTTCTCCTTGTCTTCTTTTTCGTCCAGCAGGTCTTCAACGTCACGCAGCAACTTTCTGTTGTTCTCTTCCAGCTTTGCGTCCAAGTCTTCCGGCTTGTCCCCGTTGATAACTATTGTCGGACTGTTGTTGATAGTTACGTTGTTTGCACTTCCACCGCCGCTTCCTGCGCCTGCTGTTACCTCTGGCGCTGTGTTGTAGTTATTCACCGTCTGCGGTGCTGTTGTGGTCTGTGCTGTTGGCGCTACCGCTGCC